ATATACCAAATCTCCTTCGTTGGTAAATGCCTTTATCAATCTGTCTGGTATTTCCTTTGGAAATGGAGCAGGGTGGTCGTTTTTTCTTTCGGGTATAATTTTCCAAATAGACATGTGTTTTGCTTGGTCTTTGTTCCATGTAAACCCCTTGGCATTCTTTCCAAGTATATAAATGTCTTCTTCGTTTCGGTAGAATCTTACATTATTGAATGCTTGCATACCGCCTCTATCCCATGTGATTCTTTGCCGATATACCAAATCACTTTTCAGCAACCATGTAAGAGGTGAAGTACATTCAAAATTAAATATTCTGTCTTTATGATTATATGCAAGTGTCCCTGTAGGTTTTAGTATTCGATATATTTCATTTAATACTTTTATTTGCCATTTCTCATAATCATCGTCTGTCATTTTATCAGAAAAGTTATCGTAATTTATATTTGTCCTTTCCCAATACTCTGATTTTTTTGCCTGTGTTCTTTTGTTTCTCCAATTATTATACGGTGGACTTGTGACCACCAAATCAACATAATTATCTGGCATATTAGACATTGTATATAAACAATCTTCGTTATATATTTCATTTACATTCATACAAACAATCCTTCCAGTGTCGAGACTTCTTCCCAATTCCAACCAATCTTTTCTAATATAGTTTTCAACGGATTCAAAAAAGACTTATTAAATTGATGTTCATAATCAATGAAATCATCTAAACCAAACTCTTTTGGTAAATCGTTTGGAAATGCAATCACTTGGTCTTGACCTGCAACTCCACCAACAGGATTGGGTTTTTTCAAATGAACAAATTTAATTTTATCACCGCTTACAATTTTTCTATATTTTTTATCCAATCCCATTTTATTAACATAATGATTATAAATCAAACTACCCTTGACTGCAATTGGTGTAGACTTTCTGTAAATGCTATTTATGTCTTTGTATTTATCCATTCCGTTCACGCCTCTTGGGAATGCAATCTCTTCTATTGAGAAATTGATAAATTTTTCTCTAAACTCATCAATAAAATTAATAATAGTATCTTCGTCTGATGTCAAAATAAGATTGATTGCTTCTTTCAAAGAATCTCTCACTACCTGTGGTGTAGAACTACGAGTAGTTTCAATACCCATAATCTTTTGCTTAGGTGGGTCATAACGAACACCCTCCGAATCAAACACACGCATCATATATCTCTTCTTTGCAGTCCATACTGCTTTGTCTGCAATGACTTCTCTTTCCATTGAAATTGCCTTGGGTTGACTCGCTCCCATAATATCAGACAACTCCGTGTACTGTTTTTCTATAAACGGTAATATTATTTCTTCCGATGAGTTATTGAGAAATTCGACCACCTCCTGCTTCGACTTACCGGAAGGACATACCTTCTCCACAAGATTCCCACAACGCAAATACACACTATCAGTATCACTGGCGACCACATAATCATAATCTTTCGTACCTATTGTTTTATTTAAAAATTCATTTAGTCTGTTTGCAATCCATTGAATAATCAACTGACCAGATAGAGTAATTGCCTCTGCTAAATCAATATCATAATATCTTCCGAATTCGTTTCCCAACGCACCATAACAACTATTGAGTTGAATCTTTCTTACCAATTGAAAATTATAATATTTGGTAATTTCTTTTTCTGTATCTTCTCCCTCTTGCTGCCGTTTTTGTGCATCAATCATTTTACCCTTATACATCTTTCGTTCGTTGTATAGTTTTTCCATGATTGCTGATAAAAATCCTTGATATCCTTTTGTATATGTTGTTCCGTTTGCAGCAACACACAAGTCTTTACTTGTCCATTCGTTTATTATATTCATTGTTGTGTTTTTTCCACTAAGGATTCCGTCTACACTTATAATTTTTCTACGACCATCTTTGGTTTTTGTCTCTGGTGATAAATTTAACCAACGAATAATGGACGGATATAAACTTGACAAGTCAAACGACACAACCCAATCATGCATTCCTATAATAGGGTCTTTCACATATGCACCTGCATATTTCTCATCTTTTTTACTACCCTTCTTTGGTGGAATAGCAATCTTATGTTCATGTAAGAAATGGTATATGATACTATCCCAAGTTCTCAGTTGACCGAACACATCCATATAATTTCCAAGTTTAGCAGAGTATGCAAGGGTGATTGCAAGTTCTAGGAGTTTCATCTTGTCTTCTAATTTCATCACCAATCGAGTATCAATAACATTGTATTCCATAAACTTTTGGAAATCGTTTTTATAAAAGTCAGACAACGAATCATATTCGGAATAATCTAATTTCTTCTCACCAAGTTCTACTTCTGCAATATGATTCAATGCATAAGATGCCTGATTGACATAAGTAAATGTCTGATACAGTTCGTAATAGTCAAGTGTAGAGATGCCGACTAATTCATATACAACATTCTCTTTGTTGAACTTCGTAATTGTTCGTTCTCTATAGTCCTTCCAAGGAGAAAGTCGTTTCGATTCTTTCTTCCCAAGAACATTTGTAATTCTGTTTACAATATATGGAATATCAAAGAATCTTATATTCCATCCTGTTACAATGTCAGGTGATTTATGTTCCCATATGGTAAGAAATGCTTCAAGTAAATCTTCTTCATTTTCATATTCGCGTTGTAAATAACACTCGGATGCAGAAAGTTTGAATTTTCCCAACCCAAATACATACATTTCGCCATTGAAGTCCACAGAGATTGCGTTCACTCGTTCCTGTGCATCTGTAATGTCGGGGAATCCTTTTTCACTTTCGCATTCAATATCAATATTTGCAACCACAATCTTGGAGATGTCTGGTTGAATGTCTTCTGTAAAATTCTCTGCAATGTATTGGCAAACATAATCTGTGTTACCATAAATGTCAAACCCCTTGACATCTTTATACTGATTTATAAACTCTCTGGTGTCTGGAATGTTGCCGGGTTTAACGGGTTCAACATAATAACCGTCCAATGTTGTCCAATCTGTTTTCTTTTTAGAAGGAACATACATCGTGGGATGAAATTCTTCTTGTCGTGAAATGCGATTACCATTTTCGTCTATTCCACGATAGAGAATATACTTTCCCCTCATTGCAATGTTTGTATAAAACTCACTCATTTCTTCAAATCAAACTCTGATACTTTTCGTTCTTCACCACGAACCATTACAGTTTCTTCCAATCCCTGCTCTTGTATATTTTCAGTATATTCCTCTACAAAATCCTCTAATGTTGCCTCTGGTTCGTGTGCATCTAATCTTGCTTTTGCTATTTCTAGATAATCTGCATCTAGTTCTATTCCAACAAAACTAAATCCTTCAAGTTTTGCAGCGATGCCTGTTGTACCACTTCCCATAAATGGGTCGAGGACTGTTCCCTTCTTTGGCGTTACCAATCGACATAAGTATTTCATTAGTTCAAGCGGTTTCACTGTTGGGTGATTGTTGTGAAACTCTGTTGTCCTGTCGTTACCGCTACCTGTTTTCATTTTACCCGATTGTCCCATCATTTTATTTGCTGTACTTCTTGACTTCTTTGCAATGTTTTCACACCCTGCGTTCCTTTCTTTCTTGTTCGCTTTTGGGCAATAAAAAAATCGGGCAGCAGTTCCTTCGTCATTGTGTTCAGTTCCCACCTTATTAAAATCACTATTTGCAAACATTCCCTTCTTTTTAGTTCCCCTTGGTTTTCCTTTTCTGCTTGGTTTTGTATCAGGAAACAACCCCACCACTTCATCGCTCCCGTCGTGGATAAAGTTTGCGGGGAATCTGCCCGTTGGGTTGTAATCTTCTGGTGGTCGTTTATCTGGATGGTATATTCCGTTTTTAGCAGGGTTCTTCTCCACTGAGTTTGGATATTTAGAATGTTGGTTTTTACCCTTGCTTTCTTTTTCGTCATCTATTCCTTGAAAATCCACTCGACACCCATCAATGTTGATGCCACCTGTTCCCCACCTCAAGACATTCTTTGCAATCGTCTTTTCACTCAACGGTTTCCTTGCCATCACAATCGGTTCGTGTGCGGGTTTGAGTGCAGTTCCCCAACCTTCGTGTTCTGAGTTGCCTTTGGTCAAAACTTCTGTTCCATAACCAAAAATGTCTTTATTGTTTTTATTTGCATCTGCTTTAGCAAAAGTATTTCCACTCTGTTTTGCTTTTTGTACATCACCTCTCACTTTTTCTCCAACATACTCTCTTTCATTCCCCTGCAACTTGTCAACCGCCTTGCCGATGTTCAATGACTTTGGGAAGCCTGAACCGTACACCCACATAATTTGGTCGCGTATCTCAAAGCCCGCATCCTCGATATTCACCGCCATTCGGTGATAGGTTCTTGCACCCGCGAACGATAAAAGATGACCGCCAGGTTTCAAGACACGAAAACATTCATCCCACATCTCTACACTTGGAACATCATAGTCCCATTTCTTACCCATAAAACTCAGACCGTATGGTGGGTCTGTTACGATTGAATCAATTGAATTATCTTTGAGTGTTTTGAGAACATCAAGACAATTTCCATTTAGTAAGTTTATATCAGTCACTACATCAACCTTCCTTGTCACCAACAACAACAACATTGCCAGATTTAATACAATCAAGTAGTTTCTTACGAACTTCTTCCTGTCCTTCTTCTGTGGACATATCTGGTGGAGGGGCGTTTTCCCTTCCAGTAAGAACATAAGGAACTTGGAATTCACTCATCACATATGCAAGTGAAAGTGCCTCTGCACTGTTCCAAGATACATCGTATTCTTCATAGAGTTTATGAAACAACACAGTCATATACTGTGCCTTTGCCTCTGTCATTTTTGGGTCTTCCCAAGAAAAAGTATGGAAACCGTTTGGACTAGAGAATCCCCACAACTTTTCCGTTCTTACACAGTCATCGCCAAACTTGACGAAGTAACCTTTGTCATCACGAATTTCTTCTGCCCAATCGCCGTCTTTGTTATAACCGTGTTCCATCATAACTGCCACTTTGATTTTGTTCTCTTTCAAGTAGGAATCTACTTCCTCTTGAGTCATACCGCATAGTCTTGATTTATCACTCATAGGTGTATTATACTCCAATAAAAATATTTGTCAATAATTTTTATAATGTTGCTGCCCAATATATGGCATATAATCCGACAATACTAATAATGGTCATTATAAAAATACCAACTTTCCAATAAAATGCATCTTTTATGTCTTGTTCTTGTTTTTTTGATTTATTAATTGCCATTTAGTAAGTTTATATCAGTCAAAGCAATTCCTTTATCTTGTTCCAATATTTGATTGTTGCGGTTTTCTTATATCCGTTGGGACCGCCATTGTGTATTTTGGCACGGTCTTCATCTGTTACTGGTCTTCCTAACCTTTTTTCGGTTGCGTACCTATCCCAATATGCATATATACATTTTTCGGCATATTCTCTGTCGATAACATCTTCATATTCCCCGCCAATACTTGGGTCGTGTTCAAGTGCATCAATCCAACAACATTCACGAATTTGGTAACATCCAAGTTCACCTACTTTACCAATCTTTGAACAGTCGTCATTTGATTCAACCTTGCGGATGGCAGTCATCAATTCTACATAACGAGAAACTTTCGTTTCAGAGTTTTCGAGAGTGACCGCCACCGCAAGGTTTTTTGTGATATTAGTTTTTTGTTGAGAAAAATGAATAGATAAACAAAAGATAAGTATAATGTATATTATACCAACAATATTATAAAGTTTTATCATAATAAATTATACCCTACTGTGTAAAAATTTAATCTTTTTTTGTGGAAACATATCCATGAAAAAGAATACAATAATTAATAATATCTAAAATAGCATCATAGTAACTCTCATTGTCTACTTTGAGTTCCCCTGCACTGGCAAAAGTAGAAAGACGAGAAACTTTATCTGTTATTCTGCAAAGAAATCCAGCCTCTGTTGATGCAATACCCATTGCTTCTGTTCGTGTAAAATTAGCAAATGGATTATCTCCATCTGTACCTGCATAGTCGTGGTTTTTCTTTTCCATGATAGAAAGTGCTATTTTACATACTTCTTCGTGTAATTTGAATAGTTCTTTTCGGTTCATTATCTAATTTTCCTTTATCGACCTATTTTTCTTACTTCATAAATGTGTTTTCTACCACGCCACGCCGTATTAAAGTCATCTGCATCTTTTGCGGCTTCTCGTCTTAGTTTATATCGTGCTTTTTTACCGCCTGATGTTGTCATCCATTCTTTAATGGATGTTACCCATATACCCCAAAATTTAGGTTTTCGTTTTGACATCATTTTACTCCTGTTGAACCAAATCCACCAACACGGTTGGTAATTTGCTTTGGTGGTATTATAACAGATTCTAAAGAAAAGTCAAGTGATTTTATGAGTTCTCCCTGAGCAATTCTCTCTCCATTTTCAATATAAATGTTATCCGCACTAGAATTATAGAGCATTATAAAGGTTTCATTATAATAATCAGAATCTATAATTCCCTCTCCATTAGGCATAATTAGTCCCCTTTTTAGAGAAATACTAGACCTAGTATGTAATCGAACAGAATAACCATCCGGAATATCGAAAAACAATCCAGTGGGGACAAGAACTCTATCCGCAGGAGATAATGATATTTGCAACTCCTGTTCTTTGAAAAGTCGTGAGTTTTCTGGAATAATTTTTTCTTTTAAATTTTCCATCTTGTATACAGTGATAGGAGTTTCTGTGATATATGCACATATATCAAAACAAGCAGAACCCTTTGTTGCAAAATATGGGTCTACAACATCATCGTGAATTTTATAATATTTTAGTTTTTTCATAATTAATTCCTTTGTGTTTATTATACACAAAAATGTTCAAAAGTCAATCAGAAAATTGAAATACTTTCACCACCCTCTGCACGGAATTTACCCAGCCCAATGTCACTTGCAGTTGAACCGAACCATTTATAATGCGTTGGCATTCCTGCACCCACCACAGAAGAACCACTGTTATGTGTAAAATCAAAATTGGAGGCATCATCGTAAGTGGTTGTGACATCATCAAGATAATTATGCATTGTAAGGTGTTTTGTTCCTGTTTCATAAAATGAATCAGTTCCGTTATTATAGAATGCACTATTGAAGTGTCTATTTTCTGCGCCGCTGCCCACAACTATTCCATATGCCGTATTATTAGTAAATAAACAATCCACAAACATCGACTGATTACCACCAGAAACATATACTCCGTCACTTGCATTGTTATCGAATACACAATTGAAAACCGTTGCCCCATTGTTTGAAATATACATACCTTCATTGCCATTATTGAAAAATACACACTCTACGACTTTTGCTGCTGCACCTATTCTACCACCATTGCCCGCATTATTGTCGAATAGACA